AATCCCAACCATCCGCACGGAAGGTCGATCCCGCATGTCCGAACCCGCCATCACTGAACCGAGCGCCACACCCGAAGGCACGGAGCCTGCCGCACAGCAGACACCGACCGACTGGGAGGCCGAGGCGAAGAAATGGGAGAAGCGATCGAAGGACAACTTCGCGAAGCTGAAGGAAGCTGAGCCGAAGTTGGCCGAGTACGAGCAGATCGTTGCTTCCCGCAAGACCGAGGCCGAACGTCAGGCCGAGGAATTGTCGAGGTGGCAGGCCGACGCCGAGAAGTGGCGCGGCGCCGCGGTGAAGTCCCGCATCGAAACTCTCGCTGGCGACTTCGCTGATCCCACTGACGCCCTGGCGGCGATCGGTGACCCGGCGCAGTTCCTCGACGCGGGCGGGCAGATCAACGACGAGGCGATCAAGGCCGAACTTGCTTCGGTCCTCGAACGCAAGCCTCACTGGCGGCGCCAGGACGCGCCGCCGCCTTCCCCGCGTCCCCCGGCACCGAATCGTGCGCAGGGCGCTGGGGGCACCGCCACAGCCGACCCGGCCGCGGCGCTTTCAGCCATTCTGCAGGGCCAACTGCGGTCCTGACCCGTTCACGAAAGGTGCCGTAGATGGCAACCCAGCTCTCTGCTGTTTCCCCCACACTGCTGCCGCCCACCATCACCGGCCCGATCTTCGCGAAGGCCAGCGAGCAGTCGGCAGTCATGTCTCTGGCCCGCAAGGTGCCGCTGTCCGTCTCCGCTGCGACCGCGATCCCCGTCCCGATGGACGTCCCGGTCGCTGGCTGGGTGTCGGAGGGTGGCGTCAAGCCTGCCGCCCAGGTCGGTAACGGCGTGAAGGTGATGACCGGCAAGAAGGTCGCGCTGCTCGTGCCGTTCAGCCAGGAAGTCGTGATGACGAACCCGGCCGGGCTGTACGACCAGCTCGTGCAGGACCTCCCGACCGCCATCGCCCGCGCGTTCGACCAGGCCGCGATCAACGGCAAGGACCTCCGCTCCGGTGGCGCCGGCCCGTTCGGTGACTACCTGTCGAAGACGCCGAACAACATCGCGCTGGGCACCGCCGCGGCGTCGGCCGGTGGCATGTACACCGACCTCGTCAACGGCATCGGCAAGGTCGTGGACAAGAACTACGACTTCACCGGTTTCGCTGCGGACCCGCGGCTCAAGGTCGACGCGATGCTGTCGGTCGACACCGTCGGTCGCCCGCTGATCCAGGGCCAGGACTCGTCCGCGCTCACCAGCGGCGGCAACACTGGAACCCTGATCGGGTACAGCGCCGCCTACGGCAAGGGCGTGTCCGGTAAGTACTGGCGTGCCGGTGACAAGACGCAGACCGTCACCATCAACGGCACCCCGACCGGCGGCACCTTCGCGCTGTCCTCGGGCGGCAACACCGCGAACATCGCCTACAACGCTGCCTCGAGCACCGTCCAGACCGCGATCCAGGGCTGGGGCGGCATCTACTCGGGCGTCACGGTGTCCGGCTCGGCTGGCGGCCCTTACACGGTCACCTTCGCCGATATCGCGTCGAACGTGTCCGCTCAGGCCGCGCCGCTGTCCGCTGACGGCTCGGGCCTGACCGGCGGCACCAACGTGTCGGTCGTGGTTGCCGCGACCGGTGCGGGCGGTGTCGACACCGGCCTGCGCGCCATCGGCGGCGACTGGTCGCAGTGCGCCTACGGCGTGGGCATGGACATCTCCGTCCAGGTGTCGCGTGAGGCGTCCTACTTCGACGGCACGACCTGGCACAGCGCGTTCCAGGAGAACCTCGTGCTGCTGCTCGTCGAGGCCTACTACGGCTTCGTCGTCGGTAACACGAACGCGTTCGTCGCCTACACCAAGGGCACCGCGGCCTTCTAAGCCGCAGTCCTGACCGTAACGTCCGAGAGGTAGGTGCCCTGTGTCTGACCCGATCGTTGATCCGACAGAACTGGGCATCTACCTCAACGACCCCGGCATTGATGAGGTCCGCGCTGCGGATCTGATCGCGGACGCGCAGACGTTGTGCGAGTCCATCGTGTCCCCGCTTCCTGCAGCCGCGAGTGTCATCGTGAAGCGGGTTGCGGGCCGTGCGTACACGACGATGGCGACGCCTCGTTCTACTCAGTTGGGCGCGGTCGGTTCGCCGTTCGCGGGTCAGCCTGGCGGTTCGGGGGGCGTGTACCTGACCCGCTACGACAAGGCTGATCTTCGGAACATGGCCGGCAGTGGTGGCGCGTTCTCGATCGATCTTCTCCCGTCCGACTATGCCGCGCCTGTCGTGGAGTGGTCGGGGATGTACGCGGGCGCTGACGACTGGGATCAGATCACCTGATGGCCGCTCAGTGGCCGCTGGTCGTTTCGCGGCTGGTCGAGTTTCTGCCGACGCTGCCCGGCTGGGATCAGGTGACGGTGTGCGACGGTGCCGCCTTCGACGTGAAGACGGCGCTCTACAACACGGTCGGTCACGCCACGGATGGCGTGAACACGCAGGCCGGGAACTACACGAAGACGTTGACCGGTGAGGGGTCGCAGTACGCCGAATCCGGGTCTGTCGTGTGTCAGCTCGGGATCGGCATGGACGGCGACCTTTCGGCGCTGCGATCCACCCTGTTCAGCCTGTTCGATCAGCTCGAGGCCGCGATCCGCGCTGACCGCCGACTGGGCGTGCTGTCCCAAGAGGGGACGTGCGACCTGACCGTCGACCTGTCGTCCGCGCAGATGATCGCGGGCGTTTCGTATGCGATCACTTGGTCGCTGGATTACTTCACCGTCACCACCTGAAAGGTGTTTCCCGTATGGCAACGATCACTCCGCAGACCGGTTCGGGTCAGGCTGTCGCGTATGCGGCGGCGTCGGGTGGTGGTGACACGGTGGCGTTCGGTTCGGCGACGAATCGGCCGCTGATCATCGTCCGCAATGCGTCCGGGTCGTCGGTGACGGTGACGTTGGCGGGGATGGTGCCGTGTTCTCTCGGGTTCACGCACAGTCTCGCGGTGACGTGCCCGGTGGGTGACACGGAGATCGTGCCGCCGCCTTACACGATCGACCCGGCTGCTGCGACGCGCGGCAACGTGAACCTCACCTACTCCGCGGTCACGTCGGTGACTGTCGGCGCTCTCACCGCCTAACCGCCCACCCAGAAAGAGGAATGCCCCGATGACCAGTCCCGAGGATTACGCGAAGGCGCAGGCCGAGGAGTACGGCACCTACGTCGCGTCGCGTGCGATCTACCACGATGGCGTGCTCGCTTACACCGAGGGCCACGCGGTGCCGAAGTCGAACGCCGAGAAGTACAAGTACGAGGACCAGGGCCTCGTGAGCAAGGTCAAGAAGGCCGACCAGGCGGCGTCACAGCCGGGCGAGGTCGTCGCCGCTGTCGAAGCCACCAAGAAGGGCTGAATGAGTCATGGCTAATCCCTCTCTCTCCACTCCGAACCTGCTGACCGAGGCCGGGTTCCTGTACTGGGCGCCGGTCGGTTCGACGCTGCCGACGCATTCGGTTGTCGGGTCGGTGTTCACTGACACATGGCCGGTTGCGTGGCTGTATCTCGGCATGACCGAGTCGGGCTCGACGATCTCGTCGAACATCACGGTGCAGCCGATCCCCGCGGCCGAGGTGTACGACCCGCTGGCGTACCGCACCACTGACCGCGCCTCGAGCGTGACGTTCATGCTGAAGAACTTCTCGGCGACGAACCTTCAGCGCGCGCTGAACGGTGCGGTGTCGACGGTGACCGGCACGACCACGACCACGCTGACGAAGCTCGATCCGCCGCAGCCGGGCCAGGAGGTCCGCTGCATGATCGGCTGGGAGTCGGTCGACAGCACGGTGCGCTGGATCGGCTACCAGGCGATCAACTCGGGCAGCATTGACATCGCGATGGCGAAGGCGCCCGCCAACGCCAACATCCCGTTCACGCTGAACCTCGAGAAGCCCAGCAACTCGCAGCCGTTCTCGTGGTGGACTGCCGGGGTGGCGCGGGCATGACCGAGCCGGTTGACGCTGCGACGGTCGACTTCTTCGGGGAGACGTTCACGCTCAACCCGGACGTGTCGGAGTTCGCGCTGCTGGAGTTCGCCGAGGCGGCTGCTGACGGTCAGGACGGCGACACGATGCAGGGGCTCGCGTCGATGATGCGGCTCGTGAAGGAGTGCCTGTCCGACGAGGACCGTGGCCGGTTCCTGGCGTCGTGCCGGAAGAACCGTGCCGGCGCTGCTGCGCTTACCGAGGTGATTTCGGCGGCGTTCACGTCGAAGACGGAGCGCCCTACTGGGCGGCCCTCCGACTCCTCGGATGGGCCGGCGGTCATCGAGCAGAAGTCCGAAGTGAAGCCCGT